AAAATCCCTGAAAATGTCGACAAATCTATATAGAATCATATAGATCTATATATAAAAGTATACTAAATCTAGCATAATATACCCAGAATCTGTCAGAATTTTTCTATGAAAATCTATTGACAATGTGGGCAAAATATGCCATTTACGAGGCTATTGACAAAATCCCTGAAATATGCCAGCATGTCTATATATCCAGAATGGAAAATTTGACATTACGGGCATTCATATAGTAAGGTTCAATTAGACATATATTAATTTGTCGATAAATCAATAACTAATCTAATAGTATCTATAGTATAAATTCTCCACAATGCTCCACTTTGCTCCATTTATAAGGGGTCTAGGAGGCTATATGAGACACTTTAATGAGCGGGGGGATATAGGAGTTAGATGCCATATCTGTCTGGATCAGCCAGAATATCTTGGAGCAAGTCCTCTGGCATAGAATGACCAGCATTGGCATGAGCTTCTAAATGATCTCTTAATTGATCATCATTGGTTATCTTATTATTGGATATATATAAACTTAATCCAGAGGTATCTTTATCTAACCAACATCCAGCACATTCTATATGTCCGTCTACATGAGGGTATATGTATATATGGCTATCTATGAATCTGCTATATGCCATTGTTCTTCCGCCTTTGATTCTCCCGTTTTTGTTTAGCCCTATGCTCTTTTAATTTCTCAGGATCAGCTTTTTGGACTATTGTTACCTCACCACATAGCCTGTTATATCTCTCTCTAGCCCTTCCAGGGCCAGGATGAGCACCAGGCTTTTTTAGTTTATATTTACCGAATGGCATTAGTTCTTACCAGTAGTTCTCTCATTACTATCTCTTCCGCCTGCTTTTGGCTATGGCAATAGCCATATGTCAGGATCTCTCCGTGATTGTATAATGTCCATTTATAGGGCATAGGATCAAGCTTAAACCCTTTTATAATCTTGGGATTTCTATAGCTATTAGGTTTCTCTAATTTAGGTACATACTCTTCAATCTCATGGTATATCATCTATTAGGTCCAAGAAATGGAGTTATGCCCTCGCACCCATACTTTGTACAGGTCATGATAGTTCCTTCTCAATAGCTTGAATAGTCGGGCAAGGATAATCGGTTACGCAATCCTCGCAAAGAACTTTATTTATAGTTTCTACCATTTTATGCAATTCCACTACTGCACGAAGGGCGTGTATTGATTGAGCATCACCATTGTAAAGTGCAACATCTAACCTACGATTGATTTCAACAATCAATTCATCGTGTGTCATTAGTATCCACCCATACATTCATTACGAGTATGATATAGTCTGATCTTTGTCATTGTCTTCTTATTAGGAGCATAAAGCTCTTCTCCACAGCAGGCCGTCTTTAAATACCATTCTTTAGCAAAGTAGTCATAGACCATGCCCTTGAAATTGGCATACTTATGCGCCACAAATGTAGCAAATGGATCAGGTATCTCAAGGCTTTGTATCATGCTTTAAGTATAACATTTATGACGGGTGCCGTCAATGGTCTCTACCGCCGAACTTTTCGCACTAATTGCGATCTATATTTAACTTAATCTAATATTAGAGTTATAGTATTTTCCAGTAGGATTAGATTCAAAATCAGATAGTTGATCTTCATCCATTACATACTCAGCAGACCCACCCCTATTAAAGGATATGTCTACAGTATAGTTTTCATTCTTTTCATCCCATTGAGCTTCTACAGCCCCTATGCTTATCGGGAACTCTTTGCTCTCTGGCATATTAATTATTTCTAGGTATTAGAGTTTGAGGACCTTCTGTGCCAAATAGAGACTTCTTTACAGGAACACAGTTAGGAACTCTTCTGCCGTTCTTATCCTTCATTCCTACCTGCTTATATCCAGCCCAGCAGGCTTTCTCCATATTGTCCCATTTATCTTCTTCTTCATTCTCTGAGTCATAAGACTTTGAAATCTCTTCATCTGAAAGCTCTTCTGCCTTCTTCATACCATTATGACCAGAACACATCTTTTGAGCACATCCGCCCTTAGACTTACACTCTTCGCAACCTTCGCAATCGCAGCCTTCTGTGTCTTCCATATCGTCTTCTTCTTCTTCTTCAATTTCAATCTCAATTGATTTAGTAATAGGATTAACTACATCGTCAAGAATATCTTTAATCTCTTCCATGATCTCTTCTTCATGTCCATGCCAGTCTTTTTTCATTGTTTTCTCCCTATTAACTATTTTTCTGGACCAAGAAAATCCTGCGTCCCCGCCCCATGCAAGCCACATAATTTTGCCATTTGATGGGCTTTCTGCGTTATCCCAGTCTTTACCTTGTTTATCTACTTCGTGACGTGAGAAATAAGAATACATTCTCTTTACGGTAGACAGGCTTAAGGTTTCTCCTCTTGCTAGTTGTCCAGCTCTTGTCCAGCCCACTGCAGTTCCTGCACCCTTTGCTTTACCCTGCTCTTTAAGTTTAATTGCTCTACGAGCAGCAGATTGCATTCCTGATGTTGGCTTGTATCCTTCTTTACTCATAGGTATATTATATCATTTCATTCATGAAGATCTGGGCTCATCCAAAGATCTCCGTGTATAATTGTGTACCTTAATACTAGTCGACTAGAATTACATTTCAAACATCTAGGAATATAATCTAATTCTTTAGACAGTTCCATATACAATTCAGCTTTACATTTACATATAAAGGAATAAGTATAGTCTCCTGCTACATTACTCAAAGTCTATTTGTGCTTCAAACAATGTATCTATAGTTGAAGAGTTTCCTCCACGACTTTGTTTGAGAACATTGAATCCTGTTTCTCTCTCTAGTATCATGTAGCTATAATCAAATAAGCCCAGTTCATCTTCTAACTTTCTTAAAATCTGTTCTTCTGGTAGTTCCCCGCAAGTATATAGATCAAATTGTATCTCTGCTGGAAATGGCTCATCCCAGACGTGTAGGGCTATGTGTGATGTCTCTATCATAACTACACATGTTAATCCCCTGTTCCCGTCCTTTGTTACGTATGAGGCATATGGTCCTTGTATTGTCTTCATGTTGATGGAATCAACTAATGACTGCATCCACTCTACCGCCGACGCTTCACTTTTGATTGCATTATTTGTGTACCCATTAACGAGTAATTGATTATGTAATGGCATATGTTTAACCTTTCTTTTTTGGTTTTGGCTTTCTATCTTCGATCAGTTTAACTACATAATCTAATCCTTCTGCATAGGCAGACGCATCGTCCTTGGCCCAGAGAAGATTGCCTTCTGCATCAAATGACGAGCCCCTATAAACAAGATACTCCGCCTTATGTAGTAGTATTAATTCTACCAAATTCTCTCTCTCAAAGGCCACAGCTTTTGAGCACCCAGAGCATGGGCATACCCAACTACCCCTGTCTGGCGTTTGATTTGGATCTGCCATCTTCATCAGCCTCTCTTGCCCATTGATCTTCCCATAGTCCCATCAATGATTCGTTTCCAATATCATCAAAGTAATAACGCTTGGCGTTACTATTGTATGTCCATCCATACCATCTATCGCCTTCAGACCATGTTAGATTAGTTGGTCCTTCTTTTTCATGATCTACCCTAGCCTTAGTTACAGATTGATATAGCATTACTTCATCAAATACTGCATGTCTTAGTGTATCCCACCGAAATATTCTATTTACTAGCCAATTAATCATGCTCTTCCCGTCTTTTCAAGATAGTAAATAACATCACAATCTACATCACAAAGATCTAGCGTGATAATCTCTGCAACAACATCTGATCTAATTGAGTTCATTATTGCCCTGGTCATTTGTTGGTCAACATCTAGCTCTAGGTTGACATATCTAACCCATGGCCTACGTAATGTATATGAACCTATTTTCATTTAGCACACCATACCCTATAGTCAGACATAGTCTGGTGGTTATCCCAGTATTCTATGTTTTCTTTGTCCATTCCGCATTTATTGCACATGTTCTTCTCTCTCCCGCCGCACTTTTGCTTCACTAATTGCGTGTATATTAAGCTAATTTAGCCATTACATGTTTATTACTAAGCAATAGGTATTTGTTGCCTTCTTCATCTTCAATTTCTGTTCCAGAGTGATCTGGGTAGTAAATAGTATCACCGATATCAATACCTAAAATTGGGATAAGGTCGCCTTTGTAGTTAAACTCTCCATCGCCCATATCAACTACCTTGCCTTGCTTTGGACCGCTGTCTGTGAAGGCTGCAGATATAACTAAACCAGTCTTAGTAGTTTTATCTCCGTGCTCAATTTTTTCAATTAATAGCATACTGCCGATTGGCTTAATCATTTAAAACTTCTCTCTATAGATACCTATTATATAATATTTATATAGGTGAGTCAAGGGTTTCATCTATAGAATCATCTATAGTTCTTGAATGCTCTTTTGAGCAGTTACCGCATTCTTTGCACATCTTTATCCTTAAATAAATATAGCCCCAATTACGGGGCCATATTCAATATATAGTTAGACCTTCTTTGGTCTTGTCTTCTTAGGCTTTGGGTCTAGAGAAGTTTCTCTACGTATTCCGTGACTATTGATATCTATCTTCATTCTTGGCTTAATGCCTTGCTTTGGATATTTTCTTGTAGCTTCACGACTTGTTACTGCTCCAGAAGCAGATCCTGCTGCTGGTGGTGGCGTCATACCAGTTCCATCATCTTTTTGAAAATTACTCATTGATGAATTGTCTTGTCTGCTCTGGTGTTGAAGTCATGTCTAAAGTTAGACCTGATTCACCATCTCTTGAAACATCAATAACTGTAACTGGAATAATTCCAGTCTCGCTACCCAATGCCTCACATCCGCATTCAATACACATGATTACTTACCGCCGTTGCCTAGGCCAGAACCATCTTGTGTTGACTTATCTGTTGCTGGTGTAGCTGATCCTGTATTATCTGAATAGTGTCCATCAATTGTAACTGGCGCTGAAGGCTTTACTTCATTGAAGCCTGTTAGGTTAATTCCGTCTGTCATTTTATTACTCCTATAGGTTGTATTTAGATGGGTCTAGAAATCCATCTATGAGTCTATTATAGCATTTAGTTGATTAGGATCTAAATTCTTTATGCCAGCAGTCGTCACATATATCTAATATTCTGCCTTCTGATCTAGCGGCTATCCTAGTAGATTTATTATTACATCCCGCAATTTCGCATATTTCACCAAACATTATTTTGATCCTTTGGCTGTTTGGCCACGATATCCCGTCTTTTTCTTATTCATTGACCCAGGCTTTTTATACCCAGCTCCGCCTGGAGTTGCTGCAATTCTTTGCTCTAAAGCTTTTTTAATTTTGTCGTGGTGTTTACCCATTGTTTTTTTCTATTATCCTAACTATATATCTGATTACTTCGTTTGGACTCCACTCTGGAGGCAATTCTAAATATCTTATTTCATCCGCAATTTTTTTTCTATAACTTCCGTCTAAATATTCTGCGAGTTTATCCATAAGGTTATTCTAGCATTTATAAGGTAAAGGGGCAAGACCCTTGAGTCCTGCCCCTTTAATTTAAAGTATTACTTAACTAAAGTAACCTTAGCCTTTGGATTCTTTACATTCCACTTCTTTGCAAGTGCATTGAAAGCATCCTTGATTGACTTAAGCGCAGCAGCATTATCTGCTGTAAGCTTTGCAATCTGTGCATCCTTATCAAGGATTGCCTTGTCAAAAACAGCCTTTGCGTCTGCAAGAGCCTTTGCTGAAGCCGCCTTTTCTGCAGCGATTAGCGCTGTGTGTTCTGCGGTTGCCTTAACAAGTGCTGCATCTGAAGCAGCCTTTGCAGCGATAGCAGCGTCCTTAGCAGCAACCTGTGCAGAAAGTTCTGATACTAGATCACGAACTGCAATTTCTGCAAACGGTGCAAGAGCACGTGCAGGTAGTCCGACAACGTCTGCTGTTGTTGCATCAGATGATGTTGTTGGCGCAAATGTAATTAGTGATCGTGTTCCAGTTGTTGGTAGTGTTGCCTTAAATGTAGCAACTCCAAAATCTGAAAGTGTAGCACCAGTTGTTGCTGTTGCTGTGTCTAGTGTTGCTGTTGCAGCAAATACAGTTGCAGTAATTGACTTACCTGATACCTTGTTTCCAAAAGTATCTGTAGCTGTTACTGTGATGTCTTGCTTGGTTCCAGCAGCACCTGATGCAGGTGAAGATAGTGTAAGAGTATTAATCTTGCCAGCAGTTCCCTGTACATAGTATGTGAAAGTTGTTCCTTGATTAGTAACAGTTACTGTTCCAATCGCTGTAGTCTTTGTGTAGACCCAGAATGTTGCTGTTGTTCCTGTACCAGTTGCAACTGTCAAGGATGAAGATCCTGAAGATGCTCCTACTGGTGCAGCAGATGTATGTAATGCAGAAACGATTGTTGCATTTGTTGTTACAACAGAAACGTTTGTTCCTGCGTCAACTGTTGCTACAAACTTTAGTGCGTCAGCAGCATCTACTGAATTGTCTGAAGGTACTGGTAATGAAGCTGGTGTAGCAATTGCAGATGCCGTAGTGTTTGCTACAGAATCCAATGATACAGCGACTGTCATTACAGCAGCACTTGCAGGTGTTGCTACAATTGTGCCCAGAGTCATGGCTGCAACCATGGCTAGTGCGATTTTCTTAAATGAGTTCATTTAATTTATTCTCCTTATTTCCTCTGCCTCTTGATGAGCGCAGAATTTTAATGTAATTCATGTATCTTTACATGAAACGAACATGGGTCTCCGCCTTCTTCCCATTCTTGCATTTCTTCATCTGACATTGGTGGGCCATCATGTGTATCGCAAAATACATCAGATACCCAGCCCCGATCATAACCATTCTTAAGCCAGATTTCAAACTCTAAATGATTAGAATCTTCTGAATCAAATTCTAAAACCATTCTGACAACTCCTCAAGCATCTTATGCTTTGGTTTTGCCCCGATGATTGTCTTAATGACAACACCATCTTCAAATAATACCATAGTAGGTATAGAGGATACTGAGTATTCAAGAGTTTTTATAGGATTATCATCAATATTTAACTTACCGACGAGTATTCCATGCTCTTTTGATATCTCATCTAGGATGGGTGAGACCTTTTTGCAAGGCCCACACCATTCTGCCCAGAAGTCAATTAGTACTAATCCGTTGGATTCAATAACCTCATTAAAGTTTTCATCCGTTACTAGCATCTGGCTTTAATTCCTCTGCTGCTGCATTAAACTTATTCATGAATGTTTGAATAACCCAAAATGCTGTTTCGCCAGCATTAACTGACATAGCTTTTGAAGTATCTTCTGTTCGATCTTCAATTGCAAGACCGTTATACCATTTTTGATACAGCTCTTCGCCAATATCTTTGATTATTCCTTCAAGTACTGTTAGCTTATCATCCATTGAGTAGTGACCATGAATCTATCATTTTACCAAATGCACTTTTGCTTTTAACATCTACTGATTTGGATAAAAATAGGCTATAAATATCTTGATAAGTCATTGAAGGATTTTTTGACTTAACACCTACCCATGTTGCTGCTGCTACTTGTGCAGAAATAGAAGTGCCCGCACCATTAATTTGTTTGTTACCTGGAACCTTGACTCGCATAGATCCGATAGCAAAAAAATCTGTTAGATTGGAGTCAAAATTTCCGTAAGATGCAATATAGTCTCCAGGCATCGTTGCAGCAACTGCAATTGATTCAGGAATGCATGCAGGCCAATCAATGCGCTTGTAGTCTTTAGCATTACCTACTGGGAAAAACGAAGGGACTCCTACATTCTTTAGCATGCTTACTGCAGAGTTAGTAACTGGTGTGTTTAAACAGTAGTTCGTACCGCTTAGAAGAGTGTGAGTACCCTGTGACATAGACAAAGCTTGAATGTTAAACTTTATTCTATTGTCATATACCCACTGCAATGCTAGGTTAACTGTTTTTTCGTTAACAATTTGTCTTCCGCCATTTGAAGTGTTTCCCACTATTCGGATAAATACAATGTTCATATTTGGATTAGTTTGAAGTGCGGAATAAGTCATTTGTGTTCCATGATCAAACCCTGCTGTGTTCATAAACTTTAATGGCATGCTGGAAGATCCAACACCTTCCATAAACTGCTTACCATTTGGACAAGTTGACCATTCAATAAAACAAACTTCATAGACAATCTTTCCATTAAATTCTGGGATAGATGTATCAAGAGCAGTATCAATAATTGCTAATGATGGTACCGAATCAACTGTACGGTTTTTTAATGCCGCATGAGCGGTTGTAGGTAAAACAAGTGTTAAGGCTACTAGAGCCGTGATTATTTTTTTATTCATAGTACCTATTCTACTAAATATTGACGGATTGTCAATAGGTTATTCGTTGTCTAATTTATTTAACTTAGCCTGATACCATTTGCCAGCATCTAGATTAGTTGGTGGTTGCATTCCTTGAGATTCTAATAGATTAGTTAGTGTTTGTGTATACAACTCAACTAACATTTCAAGCCTGACTACTTGCATTTCTAGTAGTCTAAGTCTTTCTGACTTTCTCATTCTGTTTCCTCTCTATCTACGGGGGTAGGTGCTGTAGCAACACTACCGCAGCTAACACATTCCATGTCCAGAAAATATGTAGCAATTTCAAAATCATCAAAAATAACCTTAAGGTTCCATATGTTTGATCCACATGGGCATAGGTGCGTTGGAGTGCCTCTTAAATCAATAGACTTATCGTAACTGTCTGGACGAAGTTGAAGGATATCGTCTGTGTGTCTTCCTTCTCGCTCAACATCCTCTTTGTCTACAAAAAAAACATCATAGTTGTCTAAAAATAGATTTATCTTTCTTTTAATGTTTGATGCCCATACGTATACCAATAATGTAACTGAAATTACTATGAGCCACTTCATACCTCTATTATACCTTAAACTTGAATGTATGTATAGGGGGCAGACACGCTCATATTAAATTCTGTAGCTGCTTCTAAAGCTGCTTTCAAGCGTAACCTTGGATTCTTTTGATTTTTTGTAGCATATAGGGCACCTAGGGCAATCATTCCGCCGCTTCCCTCTGCCATATAATTAACTACGTTTTCTCCTACATGAAAGTCTTCATCTATTGTAAAGATTCTACCTTCAACTCCAACTATAAAAATTCCGCCTGTATCTTCTTCAGAAGAAGATCCGATACTTCCGTACCCATTGTCTTTAAATGCCTGCTTTACTGAATCAATAAATTTAGTTCTCATAAATTTATCTAATCCAGAATTAGTTTTTGTTGGTGTATATTTTGGTGGCGTCCAGGAATACTGTAGGATCTGACCCATTCTAAATGAATCTGTGAATGCCACGCCATACTGTCCCACTTTAAATACCTTTGGCTCTTTTCTAGAAAGTATCCACCCAGTTTTATCATCTGAAGCAGCATGATCTGATGCCATATAAACGACACCATTTTGGGCAATTGCTACTATACAGGTCATAATCCTAGTATACTAAATATAAATTCGAAGGTCTAGTCGTGCATATTTATGTGCGTAAGCTTAATTAAAGTATCTTCAAGCTCAGCCTTGACCTCAATTAGCTCCTGTACTGCAGCATAGTATTTATCTCGCCACTCAATTAGATCTTTTTCTAATTTATACAGTTTAATTTCAAGGTCTTTTAATTCCATTTTGAGCATATCTTGTTCACGCTCAGCTCGTCTAATTTTTTCTCTTTTAGACTCTTTAATCTCCGCCACCAACGCTGTACCCATACCGCTCAATATTGAGGCGACAATAACAATAATTACAGAGTTGGCGTCCAGGGTCATAGTACTTTAATTATACCCTAAAACGAGTGCTAATACTTAATTAAACAAGCAATTCAGACGCTGCAATATCATTACCGATGTACTTCTTTTTAAGAATAAATTCTTTAACAGCATCGGATCCCATTTGTCTTCCAGCAAGTATAACTACCCACCTAGGTTCAAATTTAGATGATATGCATGTTTCGCACATTAACAAGTTGATTGGGATTAAAATTGATTTTCTTACATTTAATTTGTTTTTAGTCTTATTGCAACTATAGCATAATATTTTTTCCATTAATTAGATTCCTCTACGTGTTCAAAAACGATTTCATCCATTATGGTAAACTCATCATTTTCTAGCACTTCTTCTATTTCAATACCATCTTTTTGGTATTTAACTTTTGATGCATATAGGCCCAAGCTTTCTACTGAGCCATATACTCTTTCAGCATGAATAAATACTATCTTAATTATTTCGTAATATTCTCGCACTTGGTACCCCCTCCAGTTCGCATCTTACTCCGTAAGACTCGATTAGCTTTTTAACCTTTCCAACATAATCAATTACCATTTCTTTTTTAATACCTTCGTACTTTAAAAAATTGTCTTCATATAGTCTTATTGCTAAAAACTCTGGATACTTTGCTATGTCCATCTGCAAAAGCATATCAGGCTTTTTAATTTCCCTAATTCTTTTTGCCATCTCTGGGGTGTAAAAAACAGGTTTATTTGGTTCACCTGTCCATTCATTAACCCCATACTTAAAATGGTCTTTATCTTTATTTATGAATTCCATTTTTAGCCCTTATTCTTTTCCAAACTTCTGGGGTTTTATGTAAATTTCTTGTCTTATCTATGGATCCAGAATTTAAATAAATTCCTCCCCATACTCCTTGCTCATCATTATCAACACCTGCTTGATAACACATCTTGGATACTGGACAACTTAAGCAAGCCTCATCAATACTTTTTGCTATGTTTGCATCAGCCTCATACTTATCATAAAATAGATTAGTATCCATTCCACGGCACAGGCCAAGATGAAACCAATCTAGATCATCTTTATCAATACCTAGTTCATTTAAAATGTTTGACATATTTTGCTGGAAGCTTCCAGACCCCTTGTTCATTCGCAGGTATTCTCTCTGTAATACCCCATTGATCTTTTCTGAACATTCCCTTTACATTTGTAAAGCCGCCTGGATTTTGTTTCCATATTAGTAAATCGTAATTATCCCAATATGATTCTTGACTTTTGGTTCTAGATCTTTCTATAAAGACTTCTACACCTTTAAGTGTAAGGTTAAGCATTTGTTTCCTATCTAGTAAGTCCGCCTAGATTTGCTGGCCCACTAGGATTCGAACCTAGGACCTAGAAGTTAACAGCTTCCCGCTCTGCCTGCTGAGCTATGGGCCAAAGCAGAAACCGCAGTCTCTATGTATTATTATACAGTAAAAACCACGGCCCTGTCAACGATTTTATTTATTTTTTTCTGTTATTTTGATTATATTAACCTTTTTAATTTCATCGTCTATATTAAATATATCACCAACATAGTCTCTGGCGTCAGTCTCATTAAAGGCTGTTACCTCTAACTCTACATCCATTTTAACTTTATAGGTGTTCATAGTATAAGTATATCACTTTGCAGCTTTTTTATCTACCGCTGAAAATGCAGCGTTGATTTCTGCTACGGTCAATTTGCCATCATCAAGGAAGCCACGAGCTAGTTTTTCAACAACTGTTGCTACACCTAATGTTCCAGCAAGTATTACGGCTTTATAGGTTTCAATGCCAACCACTGCTCCTGCGCCAATTACTGAAAGTCCTGATGCTGCAAATACAGCAACAATTCTCATAAATATATTATTTATGCTTGCAATTGCTCCAGTTCCTACCTGAGTTGGCTCTTCAATATGTGCTTTTGCCATTATTTATCCTTTCTTAATGGGATTGTAATTAACCAAATAATTGTTGTTGCTAATACAGCAACTCCTACAATATCTCTAGCTGATCCCGTCAATGTTAACCATGCGATAAAGAAGCCAAGGAGGGTGAATGCCTGTGCAATTAATTCCATTCCTGCATCTTTAAACCATTTAATTAATCCGTTTAGGGCTTTACCTATTAGATTAAAGGCTTTTTTGATTATCTTCATTTGTTCCTCCTCATGACTGCCCCTGCAATTTGTGATGCAATGACCACTGGGACAATTACTTCTTGTGCTTTTTCTCTCTGATCATCTGTCATGTCCATACCTAATTCAGAGAAATTAGATAGGAGTTCTATTGGGTCCACCGCAAAAACTGCTCCAAGTGGGTCTGATAAAAATGCTTCCGTTTGTACTTCTGTTACTGCATCTGCTAATGTAAATGGCATTGGGGTATCTCCTGCATCCCCCGCTCTTTCTGAGAACTCAACAAATGCTGAAGCAAGCGCTGGGTTAGATTTCATCTGCTCAGCAATCTGTGCAACTTCTGAAGCCTTGATACCAAGATCACTTGCTACCTCTGCTTTTGCTTCTTGTGTCAATGCTCTAAGTGTTTGGCTAACTGCCGTAATTTGTTCAGAAGATAGTTTAACTAACTTATTATCCTTGCTTGTAAGGTTAGCAATAACTCCAGATAAATCTTCTGATGTACCAGTTCCTTTTTCAGGAATTAGGGCTGCTAGTACTTCATCTTTAATTTCTGCATCTGGGGTAGTCCAAGGTTTCTCTTCTGGCTCTGGCCCAGGTGCTGGAGCAGGATCTTCAGTTGGTTCTGGTGTTGGTTCAGGAGTAGGTGGTTCCTCTGGTGTAGGTTCAGGTGTAGGCTCGTCTGTAGGGCCTACTGTAGGCTCTGGTGTTGGTGGTTCCTCTGCAGTTGGTTCTGGGCTTGGCTCTGGCGTAGGTGGTTCCTCCGCAGTTGGCTCAGGACTTGGTTCTGGTGTTGGTGGTTCCTCCGCAGTTGGCTCAGGACTTGGTTCTGGTGTTGGTTGATTTGCTGCAGCATTTGCTGTTGCTTGTGCAATAGCAGCATTAAGTTCTCTTTGAGACTGCTCGTCATAGTAACGCCATGCGTTATCAATGGCACTATTAACATTATTAATTGCTTGCTCATATGCGCTGATAGCATTATTTTTATTCTGTAATGCTGTAGCAACATTTAAAACTGAATTATTATACTCAGTTGTTTTATTATTTAGTGTTTGATTGTATCCATTAAGTGTTGAGACTGCTTGGTTATAAACATTTAGTTTATCATTGTATACATCTTGGGCTGAGTTTTTTGCAGCAAGTGCATTATTATACTCATTGGTTTGTTCTTGAGTTGCTCCAGATCCAGAAGAAAATGTATTTAAATTACAGCTAAAGTTTTGTCCCCATACTCTTGGATCTCCAGCATAGTCACAACCTGCTCCAGTCCAACCACCAGGAATGCCCCATCCAAGATGGTACGAGCCTGGCCCCCCACCGTTGTACCACCAAATCTCTACATCAAAAACCTTGTCTGTCGTTACATCATATACAGGAGAGTAATCACTCCAAGTTGTTCCTTGTTCCCGCCAATTATTAATGGCAAGCTCTCCATCAATATACATTCTAAACCCATCATCTGTATATCCTGCAAAATATGCCTGTGTAAACCAAGATGGAACTGTTATCTGTCCAGTAAATTTAACAATAAAGTTGCTATACCGATTACCACAAACTGGTAGTTGCATATAATTTGAATTCCATGTGCCACTGCATAGCAATTGATCTGTGGCTGCTTGCCCATCAACTCTAATTAGACTATAAACATCGTATTGTAATCCTGCTCCGCCAGCACTGTTTAATGCTTGTTGGGCTGTTTGTAGATTAATATTGGCTACGCCAAGTGCATCGTAGGCATCATTCTTATTAGTTAAAGCAGTGGCCAACTCCATTGTTTGTTCATCTACTGCTGATTGGGCTAAGCCTTTTTCTTCAAGTGCCGTGGATTCTGCGTCAAGAGAATTATCATATAAGTCTGAGGTTTGTGTCTGGCTTTCTTTTGCAGATACTGCAATAGCATATCTATCTTCTGCCTCTTCAATCAAAGATATAAATTCATCTTTGTAGCCTAGGTCGTCTATACTATTATTAAGCTCTTCAATTTCTTGAGCTGCTAAACTTAGTGGATCATCGCTATAGGCGGGGGACATAAAAAGCCATCCAAATGCAAGCATTATGGACGCTGTTATTCTAAATAACTTTTCCCTTTTCAACTATAACTCCTAGGCAAACTATTTGTTTACCTAGTAATTATATCATGATGGTGTTGTTAAATTAATTAGCTATTATCTGTCTTGTAAAAACCAGTACCCTTGAACTGTATACCAAATGGAGTAAAGTGTCTTGTCATATTAGATTCACATTCTACGCAACTATAACCTGGATCTTCATCCCTAATTGATCTATGTACCGACATTGTTGCATGTGCATCATCATATGAGCATTTGTATTCGTATACTGGCATTACCTATTCCTTAATTATAATGAGCAGTTTAGCGACATACTCAGGTCCATCCAGCGGGTAGCGGCCCGCTATCTGCGACTCCCCGATGAAGGGGTGCAGATTTCTATTATACTATTTCTTTGTTCTTTTTGTCTTTACTGTAGAATCTTCTTCAAGATCTCTAAGATCTCCGAAGCTATCCTCTGCATCAAAGTCATGAATGTCGAACTTGACTGGTCTTTCACTTTCTGGAATAAACTTAGTTAGTCCTACCATTAAGATTCCGTTTAAAATAACTACGGAATTAACCTTTACATATTCTGCAAGAGAAAATGTTTTAACAAATGAACGTGCTCCGATACCCTTGTAAAGATATTCTTTACTTGAGTCTTCGTGAGAAGCGCCTTTAATTGTTAGTACATTCTTATCTTGCTCTACTTCAATATCTTCCTTGTTGAATCCCGCCAAAGCAAGTTCAATTACATACATATCTTCTGAGCCTTTAACCTTAGAGATATTATGAGGTGGATAGTTTGAAGTGTTTCTGTTTATGTTTTGTAGATCTTTAATTTGGCGATCAAAACCAATAAAAAATGGATCATTAAAAAAATCCAGAGTTGTTGTTACCATTATATTCCCCTTTCAAGCGAATAAATTAATATATGGACCCTCTAATGAGCGATCCATATATTATTATAGCAAAATATTTCTAGTTTGTCTACTTCTTTTTAGCCCTTACTTTTGCAAGCATTTCAAAGTCTTTTACCTTAGTATCTCCTAGGTATCCCCAAGCATATCCATCGGCAATCATTTGTTCATTAATAGAAACCTTAGATCCATCTAGGAATACCCAACCAAGGATACGACCATATTTCTCTGATGAGTCCATCTTTTCTGTTTTAATTATAACTTCCTTAGCGTCTTTAATCTTAGACTTGACATACTCTTTAGCCTCTAGTCCCAGAACCTTTTCCGCCTTGTTTGTTGTTCTGCTTTCTGGAGTATCAATTCCAGCTAGCCTGACTCTTGAGCTAAATGATATGTCAAATCCTAGATCAATCTCTACGTCTATTGTATCTCCGTCTACGACGTTAGTTACTTTCTTAACGTGGTATTCGTACATTACTTCTTCTTTACTGCAGCCTTCTTTACTGGGGCCGCCTTCTTTGCAGGCGCAGCCTTTGGCGCTGGTGCGTCCCAATCTGGGCGAGCAACTGCCATTACTAGACTGTATGCTCTCTTTTTAAGGAATACTCCATCGCCATTCGATTGGCTTCCCTTTGCATTACCTGAAGTGTTTCCTTCAAAACAATGTAGATTCTTTCCGTCATTCTTGTAAACAATTCCAACGTGCTCTGTGTCTGTTGGTGTCTTGTCAAAATTAAAGAATACAACATCGCCTGGTTGTGCTTGTCCAATTGGAACAATTCTTTTATTCTTTGCAAACCATTGTGCTCCTGCATCGCAAGATGCAAAGCCTTTCTTTGTTGAAGCTGCAACTAAATGAACTAGGCCTGCGTCATCAAAGCATCCTGAAACGAACATTGCACACCAAGGCTGGTGATTCATTCCGTATCTCTTTCCAAAAATTGTATCGTTGTTTGGTCCTTCTGAATATCCTTCATCAGCATATTTCTTTGCTGCTGCTAAAACTTTTACTGCTAGTGGGTGTCTATCTTCTGCCATTTTATTTCTCCTTTATTTTGGTTGACTTGCTTATAGTATATCATTTTTTTATTTTTGCTTTGGGTGAAGGAGTCGGACCTTCGTTTACAGGCTCGGAACCTGGTGTACTACCATTATACGAACCCAAAATAGAGCGGATGATCAGAATCGAACTGACCCCTTCTGCTTGGAAGGCAGAGGCACTACCAATATGCAACATCCGCGTTGCGCCCTTAAAGAGATTCGAACTCCTGGCCTAACGGGTAGAAACCGTCCGCTCTTCCGCTGAGCTATAAGGGCATTTAATCGTTTGGAATATCTTCCTCATGCATATCAACTTCTACCAGCCCTAGCTCTTTAGCCATTTCATGGCCCTCTTCGGACATTTCTATTATTGCTTCAAGGTTATCATCGTATGTAACATTTATCAAGCCCGCCTCATATAGCTGGACTAATGATCTATCAACATGTTCTTGATGTGCCTCCCACAACTCTGGGGCAATATCTTTTGCCTTTTCTGTAATTTGAAAGATAAACTCTCCGCTCTCATCCATTCCAGATAACTCTACGGCACCCATTTCTAGGTACATTGCTAATTTATCATCATCATTCATATGATCTCCTTGTGCAACAAGTAGGACTTGAACCTACGATTACCGAATTATGAGTTCGGGGCTTTAACCAACTAAGCTATTGTTGCTTAGAAGTCTATTATAACGTGCCATCTTCGTTTTTGTCAATGGTTTCTTCTACTATTTGCTGCACATATTCTGAAAAATGTTTGCGGATATTCCCCATTGGCCTATAACCAGAAGATCTCCATATTCTCTTATATTCAATTACATTAGAGAATGTTGTTGGGCAAAGAGTTATTCCATTATATTCTTTTAATACTGTTGGGAGTGGAACATGCTTGCCACAACACTTACATTCTTTTGCCTTTTCTTGATACGTGCTCATATTATTGTTATCCTGTCCATTGCATCTCTTAAGTTTTCTGGCATTCTTGGTGCCCTTATCATATTATATGATTCTGTCTGCCCGTCATTTTTTGTCCCAAAGTCATTGTCGTAACTCATAGATTCATATGTATGTATATTTATTTCTTGGTTTGTATCAAATTTAGTTCTACTAATAGAATTATAAATAGCTCCACAAACAGCATCCGCCAAGTCCTTTGAACCTTTTCTTGGGTGGTCTACCCTATCTCTCATTATCTTAAGCTGAAGTAATTCATCAATCAACAACTGAATATAAGGGCCAGAGAGTCTTTCTTCCGCCACGATCATAGCCATATCATCATAATGCTTTTTAGCGACAGATAGAATCTCTGTATTGATGCCGTATTGTTTTAGTTGTTGCATCATGTCATGAGAGTTCCATCTGTCAAAAGTACATACTCGGATTTTAAATCCACGAGTCTTCAAAGAAAGAATATAATCTTTAACTTCGGTAAAATCTACAGACTTATCGGCAGTCGGCGTCCAATACCTAACAGCATCAATCTCTACAATTGGAGCAGGCTGAGAATATGTATCCGTAACTTTAACATTTACCCACTTGTTAACATGACCCATTGCTACTGCACAATGGTCATGTTTTTGTGCAAGGTCAACGTGAATAAAGTAATCTTTATCTGGATCTGGGATAAACCATTCTTCTAATCTTCCAAAATTATCTACCGCCAGGTGCCCTTTGTTAAATGCCTTTTCAATTTTTTCTCTTGACTTGAAGAACGCATCTACAGCATCTGGTGGCATACAAGCAAATCTAGACAGAGCGTCCAAAGGGTTTGTAAAGAATGCTACCTTAAAATCATCAATCTTTCTAACTGGGTTAACTTCCCATGTGGGTCTTTTAAGAGCATACACTCTAGGTATCTTATAAGAAATGATATGATCTTCTTCCCACTCTACACTAAATTCATTTCCTTGTGTATCATCTGGCAGATCTTCATCCATCTTAAATTTATGATCACGAATAATAGTTTCTTTTTCCGCCACAACAGCATTGTATCTTTGCTGTATATAATCGTTTTTGTATCTAGGAAATGACAACAGAATTACTTTTCCAAAGTCTGGAAAACGTGAGTCTACAGATGCACGGTACATATCGTATATAGCTGCACCTGTCTTTGCCTGTTCATGCCCTGTTGTATTATCAATTGCAAATCCTGAAATTTCATCAAGGATAACTACAATAACGTTGTAGCCTTCCCATGCTTCACGCTCTGAGTGACCTGAGTGTACTGTAATGGCTTTGTCAAACTTAACTTCTGAGGCTTTATCGTTATACTTTCCAGCAAACCAAGGTGACTTATCAATACGTGTTTTAAATCCTTTAAAGAATACGTTGCTTGCCTGTTGAGAGTTAATAGCAATGTTAATAATATCAATGCTGTCCCCTGGAGGCTTTCCATAATATGTGGCTGGATCTTTAAGGCACAATAGTAAATATACTATGTAGGCTACTGCAATAGTTGAGCAGTAATCTTTACCTGACCCCTTGCCTAATTGAGCAACTACTTCATTAGCAGTTTGCTTAAATCTTATTCTTCCTTCTTCTTCTCCGAAGAGCTTGATGAGGGTTGACTCTTTGTATATCTGCGAGCTTTTTTCGATAAGCGTGTATTGATAGTCGGAAAGTTCTGGAAGCCCAAGGTATTCTGGACTTCTAACAAACGTTTTAAGATCGACTGGTTTTTCATCGAACTCCTCTCCATCGAGCATGTCGATAAGATCGCTAAAATCAAACGACATCTGCTTCCTCTACTGGAACTGATTCAATTACTCCAGTTATTTGGGATAATCTTTTAGCGACATCCATCTTGCATTTAGGGCATGTAGATGTAGCTTCTTTTAAAATTCTAACTAAGATTTCTTGTTTACGTTCTGTCTCTGCAATTTGTGCAGCAATTTCATTATTTTCTAACACACCAATTGATTGCAGCATTGCAATTCTTTTAGTTTCAATATCAGCAATAAGCTTTAATGCTCCAGACTTGATACCTAGTTGCCCTGATGTATCTGCATCTTCTACAGTCTTCCACGCTTCTTTAATAAGCATGGCATAATGTTGATCCGCCCCTGAAATGGCCTCTCTGGCACGATCTCGGATGTTGCTATCATTGTGTACTACATCTTTCCAGTCATCAATCAGCTCTAGGACCTCCTTGCGCTGCATGCCTGTAATTGTAGCGATCTGAGTGGGCGTACTCCCCTTAAGAAGTTCTTCAACCACCCTATTCATTCTATCGAAATGCTGTGATAATTCTATTTCGCTCATTACTATATTATACTTTCAGTCGACTAAAATAGCAACCTGAGACTGGGCAATTCTTAAAAGAATTAGGTAGCCAATCAGATCATCTATATCATTATCCCCTGCAAAACCTTGTGAGTTTTTAATTCTATTTAGCTTGTCATCAATTCTTACTTTTAATTGCTCTATCGAATCCGATTGTGCAAATAATCTCATTGGATTTAGCGCAGAGTCTCCGTATGAAACATTCTTTTTAATTAACATTTCTGCAACCTCCAAGCACTCTGAAATAATTTTATGGCCAGATGGTGCGTCAGTTGCCATTAACTGTAGGTCTGTTACCCACATCTGATAGCCATTATCTTTATTTGGATATGATACAAATCCCATTATTCCATCTCCTTATACAATTGTTTAAGTCCCCTTAGCGTTCCAATATCCATATATTGTCCGCCTGGTCTTACCGCTTTAATATTAGCGCCTTTAGATATCCATTCTTTTAATTGTTTTCCTGGGTGATCTAATGTAGTATCTATGTATCTTATCATATTCTTTCGGAATAGCATAGTCCCCCACATATCTGGATAATTACAATCATCTACCTTGTCTTCTGAATCAATTACTTTGTCATGAGATACCAGTACTTGACCCACACGGCCTTTCAAGTTTTCTCCGCATTCCCAAATACCTAAAACAAGGTCGGCAGTATTATCTTTAAATAAAGGCTTATATATATTCCCAGGTGCGTTTAATATATATGTGTCTGGCATTCCAATAAGCACAGTATCGTTATATTCTCCCACCATAAACTTTACTGCATCAGACATTGTTGATGGCTCACGAACAATTAGCTTGATATTCATATCCATATTTTGAATAATAGGTACCCACTCTGCTCTAGTAGACACTCTAACTTCATCACACACCTCAAGCATTTGCTCTACGTGCCACTGCAAAAGAGATCTTTCATCTGATATAGGTAAGCAAAATTTTGGAATGCCTCCAATCCTAGAAGCTTTTCCTGATGCTGGCAATACTCCTATGGTAGACATTACTTTTCCCATTCGTGAGGATTGAATCCGTTTGGATATGACTCATTAACCATGGGATCTTTCTTCCAGGCAATCCAACCAGCTTCTCTGTCATCACCCCAATACAAGTGAACTACATCTACATCTAGTAGGCGCCTTGCTTCTGATCCGTTTAATATCTTTACATTGTTATTTTTTAGCCAGTCCATTTCCATCAGCTCTGGCGCCCAATCATTTAAATGCTTTTGATAAGGCTCTACGCCTAGCTCTTTATACATAGCGTCTGTAAACATTTGAACATCAGTATAGTAATGAACCATATGATTGTGCTTGATGATACCATCTGCACATCTTTCAACGCATAAATCTATTGCTGCTTTTAGTATTGGGCTTCCAGCTTTTGCCGCAATTACTTGCGTTGCAAGCCATGGCGTGTCTCTTTCAATATCCAAAAGGACATCGCTGTCGTCGCTTAGCCAATTAGAAATTGGTGCTTTGCAGTGAGTATCCATATCTGCATAAACCCCACCGTTAATATAAAGAATTGCAAATCTCCAAAGTCCAGCTTTCATTACGCCTAGTGGCAAATTAATATATGTATTATAAACCTCTTCTGAAAAGTTTTCTTTAAAAAAGTTTTCTCTATCTGGCCCGCTCATGTACCCGTGTTGCCATTCAGGGTTCATATGCTTCCAAGTCCCTATACTTTCCTTAGCATACTGTGGTAGATCGTCATATGGTGTTTCGTATGTTTGCCAAATAATCTTTTCGATACTCATCTTTTTTTAATTAATCCAAACTGGTCTAGGTATCTCTGTATAGTCATAGCAGAGACATTGCATTCTTTAGCTATTTCTGTGACTGTCTTTTTCTGCAAGACATATCTCCTATGTAGCCAATCTTTACTTTGATAGTATTTCATCGTTCCGTCAATATACTGTTTGAATAATGTGCAATCCCGAATGAATCAGCCACATCAAAATCTGATAGCGCTAGGTTATATTTGGAGTTAAAGTAATCTACTGTTCTTTGCTTACGCATATTGCGTAGTTGATTTTGATACCAAGAGTCTGCGTAGCCTGGATTCTTTACCCTGATAGCCGCCTTCTCTTCCTTTGTAGGGTTCTTATTACCTATATATGCCTGCCAAGAAGATGGGGCTATTGTAATAACCTTAGCTCCAGTAGACATCAACTCTGCTATAACAACTCCATAAACATATGATAGTTTAATTACAGCATCTGCAGACTTAACAAATACTGCTCCTTCAACAACAATATAGTCTGATTTAAGTTCATCAAGCATTGAAGCCATCTTGATCTTAGCATCATGAATCTTTTCATATATGTCATTGCCTACTAGATTAATCTTACCCCACTTTAATGGAACATCATTCTCCATCAAGCAAAAAGCAATAGAGTTAGTTGAGGCGTCTATGCCTAACACCCTATTGGCTTGAGTCTTCTTCAAACTAGCTAATGTCATCTATCATCCTAAATAACTTATTTTTGTTTTCAAGGTTTATATTCTTTTCACATGTTGCACAGAAATTACCTTTGTTATATCTGCTTAACTGGTGGCCACATCTAGAACATGGGCGCAGTGCTCCATTTCTAATAGCCTTGCGCTCATAATACTTTTCCATAATTCTACGGTTAGTAGCAATTCGGCAACACTCATCAGTACAATACTTTTGGTTATGCGTCTTTGGAGTAAAGTCTTTCTTGCATTCCGAATTGGCGCAGATCATACAGAAGGAACCTCAAACTTTTCAATTTGAACTGTGCCCACTGGTGTTTCTTTAGAGTAGCATTCCTTTTTAACTGGGCAATATGTACAAGGCATCTTTGACTTTGTAGCCCCAGCAGGTCTCATAGGTAGGTCGCCATCTTTAAAGTTATCCCAAACTTCGCACATCCATAAGAATGTGTCTTCAATAATCTTTGTATTCTTTTCATTCATTGAAATTGGAATAACAAGGATCTCTTGGGTATTTTTATTCTCATATAGGAAGAAGCCTTCTTTAGCATTCTTTAGCTTCATATATGTTAGCAATTGAAGCATATGATTGGCAGTAGGTTTCATCTCAGACTGTCTTGTATCCCA